ATTACCGTAGTGCTTGACTAACCGGCGATCAACAATTGCTTTGCGAACTTGTTCAATATCGAAATTAACACCTTTCTCAATCGCCATCTTTTCAATGTCATCGAGCGTCATAACCGTACCACTCCAACATATCGGCGACTGTTGCCCAATCACCAGCCGCATTGTGCCAGCCTGAGTATTGTTGTCCCCAGGCACCTTGTGTAGCGAATACTTCACCATCGATGAGAACTTGGTCTACCCCATCATCATCAATTTCATACGACATTTCATGTTCAATGCCATACCGATCAATCAATAACATCGGTGAAATCCTTGCAACGTTCATCGGTTACCCGCACATATTCGTCTGAACATGTCGGTATTTTAGCGCGCGGTTTTAATTGGTGATACTCATCATTTGGTGAACCACCACGATCATCAATCACCAGTGCAACGCTTTGACTCGATATGATGAATAAAAGTAATATCGCGGTTAATTTGCACATTGTTTAGTCGCTCCTGTAGGGCATCGTTAATTTCTTTACCGATCCGAATTTCACGCTTCAACGTTTCAATTTGCAATGCTGCATCATGAACCAATCGAGCATCAGCACCGTTACCGATGACACTGAGATATTCAGCTAGGTGTTTTAATTTGCCCGTCATGTCGAGTACTCCAGAGAATAGTCACCCATGTGATCGCAGTGGCTAAAGTTACGAATTCAAGATATTGGGTGATCGTCATTTCAACAGCCCCTTAAACTCACCACGTTTATTCAGTTCATGACGATTGATACGATGTTGCTGAAGGTTATAGATTCGAGATCTGAGCATAATTTACATTTGTCATTCGCTGTATATTTCAACGAACAAGTGCCGCATTCTACACATTTCACTTCATCATCATAAAAACGATGTTTCATGTTTACAGAATCGATTTTACTTGTCGGTACGCTAGAATAGCGACCATCGGGAAAAGTATGTACAGGCATTCTAATTTCCTACTATTTGATTGAAAATTTAGTATAACCATACTCGAACTTATTACAATAACCCTGTACCTGAAACTATCGGGGTAAATTCACAGGTGGTCTGGAAGCCGCGCCGTTGCTGGGTTTGAGGTGGTTACCCCACTCACCTCAAAAACTGAGTCACCTCTTACTACATTTTACTGCGTTTATTAGAATATTATTATTATTATAATATCTTATTATTATTATTAATATAATACTATTTACACTCTTTTCCAGCTATCAATCTATTAGTAAAGGGTATTAAGGTAAAAGGTGTTAATAGATTGATTCGTAACGATTTTTCTTACCTCAATTCAATGGGGTACATTCAGGGTGTATCGGGGTGATTCACGGACGCTCAACCGTGTGGCATTATGGTGAAAAGTTACTCGGAGATATAACCATGCAAACAATCGTATCCGGGCGGGTTGTGGAATTGTCGGATGAACAATTGTCCATGTTTGGTATAATGACCCGTTTACAACAAAATATGGCACTTCGATTACTTGAAGGGATGGAACCGTCACAGGCATATGTGGCCGCTGGTGGCAAAGCGCGTAATCCACCAACGATTGCCAGCTGTGCATCGGAGATCCGAAACAATCCGAATGTACAAGGATTTTTACAATCGTCATCGGGTGAAGTGGTGACGTCTCGCGAACAAGCGTTGGCTATTGCGATGAGTCAATCGAGCAAGGATGAAAAAAATGTCTGAGTATGTTCAAACCGCAGCCGGGTTGATGGTGCCAGCCAAACTTGCCAATGACGGCCTAGTGAATGTGGTCAGCGGCCTCGGCACATCGGCCAGCAAACGTATGCACAACGAATGGCAGTATGACGTACTACTGAACTGGCAAGTACTCGACGCTGCTTATCAATCAAATTGGATTGCTCGGCAGATTGTAGATGTACCCGCCGAGGATATGACACGTGAATGGCGAACAATCAAATGTGAAGATTCTGAAACGATTCAGCAAGAAGAGAAACGCCTCGGTGTGCGTATCAATATGCAAACTGCACTAGCGTGGGCCCGATTGTATGGCGGCGGCGGCATTTTAATGTTAACCGGTCAACCGCTCGATAAACCGCTCGATATTAAAAAAGTGAAGAAGGGCGACCTTCAGCGGTTGATCGTATTTGACCGTTGGGACATGTCGGCGGTGACGCTCAACACGTATAACGTTTTGGCTGAAAACTTTCTGCTACCAGATTTTTATATCATCACAGGTGGCGGCCAACAAATCCACTGGACACACTTTGTACGTCTATCCGGGGCACGTTTACCGCGTCGGCAAATGATGATCACGCAAGGTTGGGGCGATTCAGAACTGCGAAAATGCTTGGCTGATATCAGCGATATGGTTGCGGCAAAAGACGGTATTGCTGAGTTGATGCAGGAAGCGAACGTTGATGTCGTATCGCGTGTTGGACTATCCGAAGAGTTGGCTAGTGATCAAGACGATGCGATCACGGATCGTTACGCGCTATTCAGTCGAATGAAATCGGTTGTTAAATTGGCCTTGCTGGATGGTGACGAAACCTACGAACGTAAAACATTGAACTTGTCTGGTGTTGCGCCGATCCTTGAAACGTTCATGACTTGGATCAGTGGTGCGGCTGATATCCCAGTAACGAGACTATTCGGCACCAGCGCCAAAGGATTGAATGCGACCGGTGACGGCGATATGAATAATTACCACGACTCAATCAAATCAAAACAAGTGAGCCAGCTTGAACCGGCTTTGATGGTACTCGATGAAGTGATGGTACGTTCCGCACTGGGTTATATGCCAGATGATTATTCATATGAATGGGACCCACTGGAACAGATGAACGATGTCGAATCTGCCCAGGCCGAATTGTTGCGCGCGCAGAAAGATCAAACGTATCTGGACGCTGGAATTATCACCCAATCACAAGTTCAGCGTCGTCTGCAATCAAGCGATGAATATCAGTTCGATGACGTTGAAATCGAGCAGTTGGAAACCAACGAAGAAGTGAGCATGTTTGAACGTATGAACGAGTCGATACGCCAAGGTTCAACTGTGGATTCAAAGCCTGTTCTCGATAGCGAAGAGTTTATGAGTCGATATTCAAACTTGATTGGTGACGGGTATCAGCACGAAGAAGTGATGAAATTATTGGGTCATCATGAATAATAAAGAACTTCTTCAACAACAATTAAACGCGATTGCTCAACGCCGTCGTGTTCGTGCCGATGCGATTGATATCAGTAAATCCACGGGGATCGCGTACAATGCCGCACTACAACGAATGGTTAAAATGATCAAAGCGGATATCGATGCTGAATTGTTGCCAGTCATCAAATCTACAGCATCGGAATATACTCGCGATGCATCATATTTTGACCGCATATCGGCAGTTATTGATCGCATTCGGTTGAAATGGTCATCCGATGTATTCAAAGCATTAGCCGATCAAGTTGCGACGCAATTTATTCGCAACGCCAATACAGTCAATCGTGAGCGATTCAATCGGTCAATGAAATCGGTTGGTATGGACGTTTACGGGGATTCTCCGGAGCTGGCAACTTACCTTGATGTGGCGGTATCGGATAACGTGTTGTTGATTAAATCAATTCCTTCGCAATATCTTGACCAAGTGCAATCAATCGTCGCGGCTAACATGCGGGCCGGCAATCGTCCATCCGCCATCGTGTCAGCACTGGTTAACCAGTTTGGTATTACCCAACGTCGAGCAGCGTTCATTGCCCGTGACCAGACCGCTAAGGCCAACGCGGATTTAGCTGAACGTCGTCAACGCAATGTCGGATTTGATTATTTCCAGTGGTTAGATTCAGACGACGAACGTGTGCGCCAACGCCATAAAGAATTGGCCGAAAAAGTAACTGAATATGGATTGGGGATCTACAGATGGGATGACCCACCGTTGAGCGATAACGGCGAACCAATTACCCCAGGCCGCGACTTCGGGTGCCGATGCACAGCTCGACCAGTATCAAACGCAGAAGTTGAAGAAAATAAAAAAGCCGGGAAAACCCGGCCCGGTGTTAAACGGTGATTAATCGAGCGATATAAAATATTTATGCTCTTTGTCAAATCGTTCGTCAGCACAACAAGGGATTGTGTAGCAACCTTCATTCGAATCGTAATCAGCACTACAAAAGTGACATTTCGGGCAATCTTCTAAATATCGACCCGTACCTGGTCGGGAAATATACTTGACTTGCGTTTCATCATCGACAATTGTGTTTTGGTCTTCGGATATAATAAAAGTCATGGTTGTTACCTCATTTGCAGCATTTGAAACGCCAGTGATACGTATTTAGCCTGATGGATTGCATCGTGCAACGCGTGGTGTTTAGTGCCTTCGAATGGAGTCAATTCTTTCACATCAATACTGTTTACACGCTTGCACAAATCAACAATGGTTCGCACGTCGCGGGTATCAAAGAATCGCCACGGTAGTTTGCCTGCAAGCGGATGTTTATCGTAAGCATCGGCCATGATGACACAATCACAATCGTCACCATTCCCCCACACTGTTGCTTTTTCTGGATACCATAAACCGAACGCCCGTAACGCATCATTCAAATGTTCACGGTGGTTACGGTCTGTAATTTCAGTCAACGCATCGCGATCTTGCTGTAACCACCAAGCTACTGTGCTCGGGCACATTGGCAATAATTGGTCGTCTTTATCCGCCCAACGCACACGTTTGTAAAACTGCCTACCGATTTCGCCGGTTGCAATATCAAACTCACATGCGCCAATCGAGGCGATGCGCGCCGACGGTGGTTTGCCAAGAAATTCCAAATCAATCATTACATCTGTCATTTATGCAGTCTCACTGTTCGGTTATGACGATGACCGCGCTTAGTTTTAACCGTCACGATCTGCCTATTAAGGATATCTGATATCACATCGGTCACACACTTGCACAATCGTGCAGTTTCAAACAATGTGTCGTCGGTATTAGGTTGCTCATGCCACGTTATGTGTATTAGCCCTTTGAATGTCATTTCATTACCTCCAGCCAGCTATAACGCTCTGTTGCGTCGAATTTATGTTTGCATCGGGCACACGTTGTCAGATTACGTTTCTTACCGCCGTACATTGTGGATTTCTCGATCGGTGTGTACTCGCTGCAATGTGGACAACGACAGATTCGCGTTCTACGAGCCATGATTTAACGCTCCCTGCCAAACAATCCATAAATCATTGATGTGTTTCAGTTCATAACCCGAACCTTTGCGCCACTTCGTAACACTCAAGTTGAATGTGCTTAATATGAACAACTCGAACTCAATCATGGCGACACAATCCTTTATAACGTTCAAACAATGATTCGTATTCATTTGCTTTAGCAATATCCTGTTCCAAAGCATCTTTTTTGCCAGCTCGGATACGGTATTTCAAAATGTTACCCAAACAAAACCCGCGCCATTCGGAAACTGTTAAACCCGCCGCGATAATAGTTATTGATTCTACACCATCAATGATTTGGTAATGTTTTGGTGATTTGATCATGTCAATTGCAGACCGTTGTGAGTCTTCTACCGAAACGAATGGTTTGAAATTCATCGCCTGTACCCAATCATCCCGAGTAATCTTTTCCCGGTTGACGTTACTGCCACCCCACAATTCAAAAGTGTCTGTAAACGAGTTGCGTACCCAATTGCCAAACATTGGTTTTGGTATGTCAGTATCCGATACTTCAGGCCAACGTGATATTGACTTGACCAACCATTGCAACGCTTCGTTTCTATTCATTGATTTGTACCTTATTTAGTTATGAGTTATCATAGACGCAACGCAACTGTGAGAGCCGTCAATGCGCATTCAGATCAACGACAGGTCAACTTATCGAATTACCGAACGTGTTTACACGGATGAGGGATTTTTACGCGTCCCCGGTCGTGTGGCTCGTACCGGTATTCAAGAATATCTGTCGTCCGAATTGGGTCTTCCTGGTAACACCATTGTCAGAGTTTATCGTCCTCATGAAGAAGTGTTCAACGCTGAATCGTTGGCCTCTTACGATGGGGCTGATATAACAATAGAGCATCCTGACACTGGCGTCAATAGCGATAATTACAAAAAATTGTCAGTTGGTAATATTCGCGGCCCCGGTTGTCAAGATAACGACTTTGTAATCTGTGATTTGATCATCAAATCCAAAGATGCTATCGACGCGGTCAATTCCGGTAAGTGCGAATTATCAGCCGGATATACAGCCGTTTATGACGACACACCAGGTGTTACGCCAGACGGCGAACCATACGATTTCACACAGCGCGACATTAAAATAAACCATGTGGCGTTAGTGGATAGAGCAAGAGCGGGTTCAATGGCCCGTGTTTTCGATAACCAAGGAGTACACAAAATGCCCGTACTTATTACGACCGATACAGGTCGGGCCATTGACGTCGCTGATTCAGCAAACGCTCAATTGGTGGCCGACGCTTTTGATCGTCTGACGAAGCGCGTAAAAGACGCCGAAGAAGAGATTGAAAAGAAAGAAGAAGAACTGGAAAAAATGGAAGCTGCTAAAGACGCTGCTGAAGAAGAAGTTGAAGAAGAAAAGAAAAAATCTTCCGACTCTGCAATCAAAGCTCGCGTCGAAGCAATTGCTCGCATCCAGACTTCAGCAAAACGTATTGCCGGTGAATCGTTCGCCTGTGATAGCGTTGACCCGATTGAAATCATGCGTGCAACCATGACCGTCAAACGTCCGAAAACTGCCTGGGGTGACAAATCAGCTGTCTATGTTCAAGCAGCGTTTGATGCCGAAGCAGAAAAAGAAGACGAAGATTTGGAAAAGGAAAAAACCACCGATTCTTATCGTCAATTGGCAGCTGATGCCGCTAAAACAACCGTTCAAGCAAAAGTGCCGTCTCGTGTTAAAGCGCACGATCACATGACAAATGCTTGGAAGAAAACAGCAGGACAGGAGAAATAATCATGCCCGTTCAAACAGCTTATTCAACTGTCCACAACGCTGCCTACGCGGGCATGTTGTCCAGTATGCAAACGTACAACATCATCTCCAAAGTGAATAAAGGCGCCGCAAACTTACCGTTTGGTTACGGCATTGTCACTGATGGTGATGACGGCGGTAAATTACCAGTTGCTGGTTCAGTGCTGAAAAACTTTATCGGTATCGCACAACGTGAACTTGATCGCCCATATCTGGGAACTGACGTTTTCGGTGCAGTACCTGCTAAATCGTTCGCGGTGATCACCCAAGGTGAAGTCTGGGTAACGGCATTTGTGGATGTAGCGAAAGATGACCCGGTATATTTGATCGTCGGCGATGGTACTGGCACCAACCAAGGCAAACTGACCAATGTGATCGGCACTGGTGCGACTACTGCAATCTTGATCAGTAACGCAAAATGGACGTCCAGCATCGCTGCCGGTGGCCTGGCTAAAATTCAATTGAACATCGGGGGCTAATCATGCATCTGGTAACTGTTAAAGATTCACAAACGGGCGAACAGTATCAATACGATGCTGATTTACGTCTAGCAACCGCCGATGACGGCTTAGCGTTTTACATCTCGCAGCTGACTAACCTCGAAGCGAAGATTTACGAAACGTTGTATCGTAATATCATCTATCCAGAACTGATCCCAATCAATACCAGTGACCCTGAATACATCACTACCGTTGATTACATTTCGTATGACGCCGTAACGATGGGTAAATTCATCGCTGCGAATGGTCGCGATTTGCCAGAAGCGGATATCAAAGCCAACAAATCCACAATTCAAGTGGGTTACGCTGGTAACAGTTATTCGTTCTCGCTGGAAGAATTGCGCCAATCTCAAGCAATGCGTATCCCATTGGACGCGACTAAAGCTCGTATGGCATACCGTGGCGCACAGGAACACATGCAGAAAGTAGCATGGTTCGGCGATACCAACCAAGGCATGTACGGTTTGTTCAATAACCCTAACGTATCATTAGATAACTCTCTGATTGATTGGGCAACCGCCGACGGTCAAGAAATTATCGATGATATGAATGGTTTGTTGATCAAGGTTTGGACTAACTCAGCAAACGTTCATATTCCGAACGTTGTAGCATTACCATCCGATAAATTCGCTGTGATTTCATCACGTCGTATGGCGGTTGGTACTGATACAACTATCCTGGAATTCTTCAAAGCCAACAACTTGTACACCACTCAAACAGGTCAGCCGATCACTGTGAAACCGATTCTGGAATTGCAGACCGCTGGCGCGTCAAGTGTACATCGTATGATGGCTTATGAACTGAACGACGATAACCTGACTATGCGTATGCCAATTCCATGGCGTTCACTGGCGCCACAGCCAGATGGTCTGCGAATCAAAGTTCCTGCTGAGTATAAATTCTCAGGTGTTGAGTTCAGATATCCCGGTTCTGCCGGTTATCGCGATTTCACGTCGTAGAATAATGGGGCGCCTCATTACGGGGCGCTTTTCCAAATCAGTTTATCTTGCCCCGAATCGTATATCCGACAAACACCTTCCCTTTTGTACCATTCCGTTTGTGTCAATCCATCTGGCGCATTATTCCATTGTTGTCGAGATTCAGTATTTTTACCATTTGCGATACGAAACCCTACAGTCGTAGAGTCGTAAATGAATCCTGCTTTTGAATAACTTTTTCCGGTGAATAAATCGCGATCTACATACGAATAAGCATTATGTATGTCGTTATCGATAGTAATGCGTTTCCATAGCTTGCTTAGACCGCCCGGTACGTTGCACGCTGTAGCATATCGAACTAATTCCCAGTTATTTTTCTTTTGCCAATGTGTAACGCTCATGACAGCGATCAATTCATCGTTATATTGAAGCCCCCAATGTTGCGACGCATTGCGATAACCTTGAATGTGATGTTGATTGAGAAAATCTCTCGCTGTTGAAACATTGACCTGAACCACGCGCGTAATTCTGGCGTAAACACTTTTAGTACCATAACCTAACGCATTCAGTAAAATATTTTGTATTTGATTTCGTTTCGACGTCCATAAATCAGCACGGATCGAAATTAATCGGTATCCCGCTTTCTCAGTTGATAATCGTTTTTCTAAATGGTATCTGTTATTTCTGAATTGTTCGGAATGCCAATAAACACCATTATATTCAATCGCAATTTTCTTTGAAGGAATGATGACATCCAGTTCTAACGGTGCAATGAGTTTTCGGTCTGAAACGTTATAGACAACATCTAAATCTGATAAGAATTGACCAATCTCGTCTTCACCTGATGAAAATCCCACGTTGGCGCAACGCGAACAACCAGTGCCTTTATTTAAAACGTTATTAGTGTTCGTAATCCATTCGTAGCCGCATTGGCATTTAAATCGTGCCCTAGTCACGTCGTCACCAAGCGATAAAGCAATGATGTTACGGCTAATCAACCGTTCGTTTATTTTTGAAAGCAGATCGTTTTTCTTATCACCGGAAACACGTCCGCCAGCGTTGCAAATTGGACAACCTTGGCCAGTTAAGTGCATATGTGGTGTTTGTTCAAACATGCCGTGTTCAGAACAAACGATTGATATTTTTGAATTCGCGTTTTTATAAATGACACGGGTGTAGTCGTAACGACCACCATGTATTTTTTTACATTCAATTATGAATTGATCTTGAGATTTACGTCTAAAATTACCACCTCTCTCAACACCACACTGTTTGCATCCGATCCCGTTCAAGTGTGACCATGCGTTCTGTGAAAATTCCCCGTGTATTGGGCAAATAATTATCACTGGGTCGTGAACCCTGGTGAAAACAACTTTTGAATAATCATATTTCCCACCATGTTTTTCGATACATCTTGTTTTGAAAATCTCGCTGTTTAATCGTACTCGTTTCATAACATACTCCGGTAATTTTACACTCAGAGTATGGCACCGTTAATGCTACTCGTAAACAAATATTAATGGTGTTAAAATAACCACCGACCCAACCGGCTAGGGTTGCGCACCCGAACCACCTCGCCCAGGTTTGCCGGTTGATCTTTTGGGCGTCAACACGTAAGAGGCAACGTTATGTCGAATGTATTTTTGAAAAACAATTCAGCCCGTCGGATCACGATCAATGTGAATAAAGGTGAATCATACGAATTTCTGCCGGCCGGTGACAACGTATCTGTGCTGGAATCGGCGCTCGAATCAGCGTTCGTTAAATCGTTGATCGCCGATGGTTCACTGGTCAATATGGGCCCGGATACATCATCTGATGAACGAGCATCATTGATCGCTCAAGCTGATTTATTAGGAATCCCATACGATAAACGGTGGGGTAATGCCAAATTTAAAACGGAAATCGCTAAAGCAACTGCCACCAGCGATGAATCCGATGCAGAATAAATGAGTCGCCTACGGGCGGCTTTTTACTATCGAGGTAACCCATGGCTAATACATTACCCAACATTCCATTGCCTGCGAATACGTGGGTTGATTTATATGCGGCATCTGGGATCACAGTCGGAACACAGATCACGCTGACGAATATCGGACCGGTTAATGTGAATTTGTGTACCAAAGCAACCACACCAAATATTTCAGATGGTTTTGAACCAGTAAAACCGTTTGAGTCAAAAACGAATCCTAGTGGTGCAAGTGGTGCATGGGCATTCTCAACATCGGCGACGGGCGTAAACGTCAAGGCGGCTTGATATGTCATGGACTGATACCTTAACGGCTGCAATCAGTCGCGTACTACGTAATATCCCACTATATAACAGTCGTCGTGTTGCAACTGTTAACATGACCAACGCCGAATATTTATCGTTGATCGGTCTTGAGTATCGATTCACCATTGATATAACTCTTCCCGATGGTGGTGTGTATTGGTATCGATTCGTGGCACCCGCAGATCGGGATGTTGAGATCATTCAACGCCACATGATGCCGAACGTGATCGGGGTTGATTACGGGTTATATCTCGGTACATCCGGTTTCACCGATGCGGTAACCATCACTCCGAGCAGATTAAATCCTACTGCTGGTGTCGCGCCAACCAGCGTTATTCGTGCAATGACATTAAACACTGCGCCAACAACGCCGGGCACATTAGACGATACACCTATTTTCATTGGTGCTGGTGGCGCTAGTTCACCTAATTTTCAATCGGGTGGGACAGATGCCCGTGAAGAAGGTTTTAAATTTTATCCGAGAGGAACAGGGTTCTTTGCCCGGATCCGTAACTTTTCGGGTACCACACAACGCATCGTTTTCCGCTTACATTATGCTGAACTCGATGCTTCATTGATCCCATAACGGAGTAACTGCCATGACCGGTACAGTACGATTATCACAGAAAGATTTTGTTAAAGTTCGCACATTAGCGACACTCGATGCAGCCACCTATCAAAATGAAGGTGTGCAGCGCATCATTACCGACATTAACGCTATTGCCACATCATTGTTCGGCACATGGCAAGTTACATTAAAAGCTCGTACCTGGGCGCAATTAGTCGCTACTGCAACCACGGGGCTACCAGTTGGCGCGTCATGTAATGTATCAGATTTGGGTTATCAGGAATTTGTGTGGGATGGTAGTAATTGGCGCCCAGCTCAAGGTTTTGCCACTATCGCACAAGTGAATGGTTCAGTCGCTACCCCAGTCGCAACACTGTCAGCTGTTACAGCTGGTCAATTTACACCAACTATCACCGTGCCAGCAAAACTGATCAAATCAAATTCGAAACTGGTAGTACGTGCGACTGTGCGTAAAATTGGTGCGAATGCGACGGCTGTATTGAGTGTGAAATTAGGTACAGCGGGTACTACTGCTGATGGCACAGTCTTTTCCGATACGATCGCTAACGTAACGAATCAAGACGTTCATGGTGCTATTGCCGCGACGTTTGGCACTGGTACAACCAGTTTCACATCGACAAATAAAGCGGGTATTGCTGGTTATGCTCAAGCTGCGGCAGTTACAGCTGACGTCAGCACTAATGTGAATACTCAGGTCGATATGAAAGTATCGTTCAGCATCGCATCAGCCAGTGCGTCAGATTCGTTTGCACTGATTGGTTATCACGTTTATATCGAGTAAATACCATGGAAATCACCAGTGAAATTGTGACTGCGTTCCGGGCTGCACAACCGGCATTCAGCAATGCAACCACTTGGCCTGATGCACTCGTTACTGCCGCACTGAATGAAGGTGCGGCAGAATCAGGCGGTAAACGGTGGGGAATTTATCAACCAGACCCGCAGAATATCAAAGCGCGGGGAGTGTATTTGTTTGCGGCACATTGGCTGTCATCGATGTATCCAAAAGGCGGGACGGGTGCTGTAAGCGGTGGTGCAAAATGGGTGACCGGCTCAAAAAGTGTAGGCGATGAATCCACGTCGAATATTACAGGAAATGTAATTACAATCGGTGACGCATGGTTGGCGACTACAACATTCGGTCAACAGTTCATCAGATTGCGTCGTCGCGTCGGAATGGGCGCGTTGGCGGTGTAAAGTTTCGGGTATCGGGGTGAAAGTAAAGTGTTACAAATCAATGCTTTATTGATGGTTTACCTCACCTCGATCCTGTTGAACTCTTATAGTAATTAGTACTGATTATTAGCATATTATTATTAATATATTATTATGACATTTACATTAATAATATTCGTACTCTTTTCCAGCTATCAATCTGTTAATAAAGGGTATAGAGGTAAATGGTGGTAAGAGGTTGATTTATAACGATTTTTCTCACCTCAATCCAATGGGGTGTATTCAGGGTGGATCAGGGTATGTTGAAAACATCCGTGTCAAATATGCCAGCCATAATTGCCGAGCTGCAAAAAGCCCTACGTGAATTTACCGCCGAGAATCACATTACAATTGGTATCCACGAAGAAGCCGGAAATGTTGAATCAGGTACAATCACAATGGCGGGCCTCGGCGCCGTTCATGAATTTGGCGCCGATATCGATCACCCCGGTGGTACGTCATACGGGTATGCCACGCAAAAGGCCGCAGAACAAGGTCAGGTGCGATTCTTAGCCAAAGGGCAGGGGTTCATGGAACTTGGTGTGACGGGGCCGCACAAAATCAATATCCCGGCTCGTCCTTGGCTTGTTCCTGGGGTACAATCAGGTAACGTTGAGTATTTAAAGATCATCAGCGATGGGATCGCAGACGGTAAAACACCTGATGAGTTGTTAAACACGCTGGGTGTTGTAGCGGTAGCCAAGGTGCAAAAATACATGAATGACCTCAAAACGCCACCAAACGCACCCAGCACGATTGCGAAGAAAGGTTCGAGTAATCCACTGATTGACACCGGCGCGTTGAAACAAAGCGTAACGTACAAGGTCAGCGGCGGCGGAACACCCACAGAGGGGATCGGTTAATGTATAGCGAATGGTGTAAAACGATGTCTGACAATTCCACAACGGCGGCTGATGCGTATAATTATTATCGACTGATGCAATTTTGGATCGAGCGGGGGTTATGATGGCTGATTTGGATATGTCTGGCCATATCGATGATACTTTCGAATCGATCCCCGCCGTTCGGATCAGTAAGTCGGGCGGGTCGTATGTCAACGGTATTTGGATTGCCGGCGCAACGACGACGCACAATGACCATAAAATAAACGTCCAAGCCGCATCAATGCGGGAAATTGATTCGCTGTCGCTCGGTGGTGAACGTATTAAAGATTTGCGTAGTGTCCATGTGAACGATGGCGATTTATATTCGATTGCTGAAGCAGACATCTGGGAATTTGATGACCAAAAATGGAAGTGTATTTCATTGGATAACCGGCCATGGCGCAATTACTGTAAGATGTTGTTATCTCGATTCGATGTGCAGAGCTGAACACCATGACTGATGCAGAATTATTCGCCATTTTACGCCCAATCATATTGGTTACTGGTGTGCCTGAATGTATCTTAGCAAATCCCAACGCCCCGGCACCGGTAGGCGCTTACGCAACGATTCAGATCCGCCAACCGGTTACTGAACGTGGACAAGCCAATATTTATCGGGCGAACAAACAACAGACTGTCGATTGGGTCGGTGTTGAAACAGACGTCCGATCACAAATCGTGTGCTCATGTTCCGTTAATTTTTGGCGTGGCGAAGCAACGATGTTTGCTGAAAAAATCAAACAGATCAATAAACGCCCCGATGTGAGTTTGGCATTATTCAAAGCAAAAATCGGTTGGGCAGGTACAGAAGCTGTTAACAATTTAAACGCTATTCAATCGAATAATTGGGAACAACGCGCTCAAATGACGATCAAGTTATGGTACGAAACCAGTAATAAAGCCACCATCAATGCGATTTATAGTGCATCGCTGGCCGTTGAAAATGAATCGGGTGATGTGTTGGTAACAGTTCCGTTTAACCCGTGATACAATGTTAACCGCAAATGTCAACCTAAACGGAGTCTTTAGCGATGAGCTATAGTATTGATAAAATAATTCCCATGTCGATCAGCATCTCGCCTGCCGGTTTGGGTACTGCAAATTTCGCAAAAGCGATGTTATTCCCCTTAAATGCCGAATTACCTGTCGGGTTTACATTGGATACGTATCGCAGTTATACAAGTCTTAACGATTTGAGCACTGATTTCCCTGATACTACTGAAACCTATAAAGCGGCTCAGCGTTGGCTCGGTGGTACACCGAATGTTGCTGAATTGATGGTGTGGGGCACTAATAGCGCTGACGCAACGATCACTGCAACATTGAACAAAGCCCGTAACATGGTGTGGTGGTTCTGGTCATTTTTCACTAAAACTATTTATGCTGACATTGTGGCAACCACTGGCGATTGCGATTTGATTGCTGATTGGTCTGAAGCGAATATGGCCTATTTCATGAATTGTCAGACTGACACGTCATCCGCTGCGATCCGTGACCCTGCATCAACGACTGATATCGCCCATCGATTCACTGCAGCAGGTTATCGTTATAGTTCAACGTTTGCCCATGCGACTGATCCTTATGCTGGTATTGCGTTGTGTAAATGGTTCGCCAAGGTTAATTATTCTGGCACCAATACGACCATCACTGGCGAGTTCAAAAAGCTGACAGGCGTTGCTGCTGAAAATCTGCAAAGTACCGCATACACTGCAATGACGCAAGATGTCAAAAAATGCATATTTTATTCGACCGCTGAGTTGCAAGGTTCTACCGATTCTGGTCGAGTATTCAACTCTTGGTCACATTCAAGCTACGGTGAGTGGATCGATGATGTTGTTAACCTTGAAGCCTTTGTGAATGCGTTGAAAGTGGGCCTGTATAATGTGACCGCTAATCAAACGACTAAACTCGGTCAAGATCCGGTCGGTCAAGCCGTGTTGATTGGTCGTGCTCGTTCGGTGTGTGAGCAATATACCCGCAATGGCTATTTAGGCCCACGCGACTACACCGATCCTGATGACGGTTTAGAAAAATATACAGTTGGTTATGAAATTTTAACCAAAGCTGAAGATATTCTTGATTTGTCAGATGTCGATCGTAATGCACGTAAATCAGCGTCATTACGGGTTCGTATTTTCCGCAAAGGTGCGATCCATCAAGTGCCAGTTGATGTTGCCGTTTACTAACAGGAGTTTAAACAATGTCTTTGAACAATATGAGTACCGACCTGTTAGTCGTCACGGTTAACGGTCGTCAGATGACAGATTGGGGTGAAACGGCATCGCCGGTTAAAGATGAACCGATTGACCCGAAATCCGCGATCCGTCGTGGTCAGGGTGGTAACGCTGTACGTTTGAATCGCATTAACCCTGGTCGTCGTGTTACGTTGGCATTGAATCCGGGTTCACCCGATAGCGCGTACATGCAAGGTTTATTCAATTCAACGGCTAACATCACATTCAGTGCTACGCAAATCGGTACGCTTGAAAATGCGATTGGTACTGAAGGCGCTATCGTGAACGACGCCAGTAAAGACCGTGGTGGCATGACAATCAGCGATGACGTGTACATTATGGAATTCAACGGTTGGACTGGTTTGAAAGGTGGTAGCTAATGTCGCAGGTTAAATCAATTCAGGTGGGTAACACCACCTTTAATGTGGTGCAAGCATCGGCCAAATCACAGAAAAAACTGATGACGTTGATCGGTGGTAAGATCACTCTGAACAGTGCGTTATCAGGATCACAAATTGACATTCCGATGCTGAAAGGTGCCTTAGTTACCAGCAGCGAACAATTGTTGGATGACGTTGCCGAGATCGTGCTGTGGAAAACTATTATCAGCGGTGGTGATAAATTGGTCACTATTGATAACTTCCAAGGTGGAATGAATGATTATTTCACGCTGTTGGCCGAGGCGATCAATTTCAATTTAGCTGATTTTTTTACTTGGCTGGACGTCGTAAACGCCGAAAATCGGAAACCTCGTCCAGAAGTAACACCAGCGCCGTAGATTGGTATTTCATGCGCCCATGTGTGGGTTTGCCCGGCCTTGTACCACCATTGGCTAAATGGTCGGATACGATGGACGGGACTTACTCGCTAGCTGATTTTGAAATGTTCAATCAAACGCTCGATGAGATATTGATTGCAAGAGAAAACGCCCCGTAATGGGGCGTCATTGTATGAGGTGTCACATGATCAGATATATAGTTTATTTGCCGATCAATTTATTAGTGGCAATGATTGCCTGTTTGATTGCACCAGTATTGCCGTTATTTGCTGACGATAACGGGTGGTTGCCGAGTTGGTTGTGGTGGTTCCAAACACCCGATGCTTCAATCAATGGTGACAGTGGTTGGCGAGATGTAAATTCACACCCGATTGTGAATTTATTACCAAAATATTGCCGACAAGTTTTATGGTTGATCCGAAACCCCTCATACGGGTTTAATTGGACGGTACTCGCAACGAAACCGTTGCCAGCAGAATGGTCGTACAGAGGGAATATTAATTGCGATCGGGCGTTAGGGGTGACCAGCCATGTTTTGGTGCGATGCGGAAAATACTTTCAGTTTCGTGCTTATTTGAAATACCCGATGATCAATTATTGTTTCCAAATTAATGTTGGCTGGAACATGCACGAATTATGTGTCGCTGGCAAACAGACCTGTGTTAACGCTAAATACCGATTCACACCGCACCCATTTAAAAAGATGGTATAGAAAACGCCCCGTGATGGGGCGTTAATTAATCACCTGTATAATCTCCTGATTGTTTTCCCGCGTATGGGTCAATTTCATCGCATTCAATCGGTTCGGGTTGTTTGAATAATTTTCGCTGTTTGGCTAAATGTTCATCACGAATGCGAATACGTTCTGCTAACGGTGGCATGATTCGACCACCGGCTAGAATTTCTTCAACGAGTTTACTGGTCATAAGCGTATTGGCATTAAATAAGCTGTAAACGAAAACCCATCAAACGTGTGAGCCCATTTTAAACATTCGATAGCGCCAGTTTGAGTCGTTACAACACCGTTCATTTTTTTCGATGTAAACAGTTTCGACATCCCATCACACGCTTGTTTCAGCAATAAAACATCAACCCCTTTTTCTCGGAATGGGGGATTACGTAAATTAATCGACCCTTCGGTTGATCGCATGATTTGCGGGTATTTATAGTCGTGTAATTCGAACGTGACACAACCACATTGTAAGTCTTTAATTATTATTTCTTTGTTTAACTTCAGTGCCGCTTCAACACTTTGTCGAGTAAGAATGACATTCGTATCAGGATTAAACATTGCTGTAATTTCAGGGTTTAATACCACACATCGAATAGCCATGTGACCATCACTGGATTCTATTACTAACTCACCGCTCGTATTGTCAACGTGTATTCCGTTCAAATAATAACGTTGGTCTTTCTTCCCTGCGAACACCAAACAAGCGCTTAAAATTCGTCGTAACATTATATAACCCCCATCAAATGAAACACTAACAGCCAAAACGCGATACACCCACTAATTAACCATCGCCACACGATATGTGGTTTTAAGCTCATTAACCAGCCCATAGATATTCCTTGATTAGAAACTGCCCTGATGCAGGTAGATAGCTCAACTCAGCAACGCTGTGATCCTTCATCCACATCTTACGCACTAAATCGTAGTCGTTGTCGCGCAACCACATGTGTGGCGATGGTTAATTAGTGGGTGTATCGCGTTTTGGCTGTTAGT